ACACACACAAGACTAAAAGCCTTAGAAGCAGAAGCAGCTAAGAAGAAACCAAAGAGAAAAACAAAAGCAAAGCGTGACGAAGCCGGACGTTTTGTAAAAGATGAAGCAGACCTTAACACACCATCATTATGATCGCACTTATCAAACCATTACTGTTCAAACTATTGAGCAGTAAAGCAGTAAAAGAGTTCGTAGTCAAACTACTAGAAGCATACAGTAAGACTACTGACAACACAGTAGATGACAAGCTAACAGCTCTTGTCAAGAAGAACTTATTACCAGAGGAATAATGGAGAATCCAAGGGTTATACCCAAAAAAGCAACAGAAGAGAGTTTTAACGAGCTACACTACCTTGTTACAGAGGACTTTCTACGCAGAATCAAGAGTGGAGAAGCAACAGTACAAGATCTAAAGGCAGCTTGTGATTGGCTAAAAACCAATGACATTACAGGTGTCGCTTACGAGGGTAGTCCCTTGGACAAACTCAATAAGATCATACCAACAGTAGATCCATCCTTAGTCAAGAGGAAAGTCTATGGCAAAAACTTCTAGCTATTACAAGAAAAACCCTGCTGCTAGAGCTAGACGGCTAAAACAGCAGGCTAAATATAACAAGACTAAGAAAGGTCTAGCAATACGAGTCAATGCAAACAAGCTTAACAAAAAACTTGGCACTTACGGTAACAAAGACGGTAAGGATTCTTGCCATGCAAAAGGCAGCACGACTAAAGGAAAGACGTGCCCAGCAAAAGTTAACAGAAAAAGCCGTAAAAAATGACCCCGTTACTACCAACACCTGATTACTATTTACACAACTTAATAACCATGACAAGTTCAGATTCAAAACGGCTCTGGAGAAGAGCTATCAAAGAGCACTTTAATTGTCAATGCGTTTACTGTGGAGGAACTTATGAATTACAACAGCTCACCATCGACCATGTACGCCCTAAGTGTAAGGGCGGTAGAGATGAAACGGCGAACCTCGTACCATCTTGTCGAAGATGCAATCAGGAAAAAGGTAGTCAAAATTGGCTTGACTGGATGAGAGCCACGTTTGGTATAACTGAACGAGAACAAACTATTCTATCACATATAAGATGAACGAAGAAGATAGGCTAGAAGAAGAGTCAGAAAGGCTGCAAAAGGAATACGAAAAAAGAAGATCAGAAAGACTCAGGGGTGGGGCTACTGATGAACAGATCAATCAAGCCTACAAGGAGAGACAGATCTTAGATCAGCAAGACCCACGTACAGACGAAGAGTTTTTAAAGAAAAGAGCTGAAGAAGGCCCAGACGCTGGAGAAGTGGCAAAGGGTGTCGGTTTTGAAATTGCAGCTGGGTTAGCTACAGATATAGCAACAAAGCCACTCTTAGCTTTACCACCTCTTTACGCACTAGCTAACTTCGTATCCGGTGCAGCCGCTAATCTTATAGCACAAAAACTTAGAGGAGAGACTAAACTAAGTCTTGGAGAAATACTTGGTTCCGGAGCTGTAGGTATTATACCCGGATCTCAAATAAAAACAGGAAAAACTCTTTCAAAAATTGTAGGAGAAGCAGCGTCAGGTCAACGAGTTTTAGTATCTGGTGCTGCTCAAGGTATAGGAGGAGAGGCAATACGTATAGGTATAGATGAACAACGATTACTTACTGCTAAAGAAGCAGCATTTGCTGGTGGTACTGGTGGTTTAGTTAGTCGTGGGTTCATGGAAATACTAAATGCACGTAAGCCTGCTCTAGATTATATAAACAGAGTACTGACTAAAAATGTTGGGCCAACAGGTGCTCCGGCAGCAGATGTATTTGCAGCAGGCAGTGTTGGAGCTGCTAAACGAAGTAATATAAATCAATCATCTATCGACAGTGAGATAGATATGAAACCGTTTACCCTTAAATTTAAACCTCAACAGTGGGAACAATATTCTAAACAGTTTCCAAACTTATTTGAGTCGTCTACAGGTAGACCGGCTAAACCTGATGCCCCTTTAGATATAGGTGAAATAACAACTTTAGTTCCTGATGTACAAAGAGGTAAACCAATCAGAACTTTTCAAAAACAAGATATTGATTTAAGAGAGTTTAAAATTAAAAAGACTCCTATACAAAAGGTTGTTGAAAGATTTAGACGTAGAATAAGTGCTCTTATGCAGGCTGATCGTATCAGATCTACAGACGCTGGTACTAAAGATGGATTTACAAAAACCAGTAGAAACATAAATAACTTTACTGAAGGTACTAATGAGATAAGTTCTATGTATTATGATTATCTTGTTGGTTATTTTAACAGATTTATAAGATCTGGTAAGGTTGATAACTTTGAAAAAGCTGTTAATGTAATAGCACCTAAAGTTAAAGGCGGTGAAATTGTAGAAGGTTTGCAAACTCTTAAAGGAGATGCAGGTTTAATTAGAGAACTTAGACTTTTTACAATAGACCCTAATGTTTATAAAAGTGATGCTTTTAAAATAAAAGGAGAGTCCTATCAAGCAAAGTTAAAAAGTCTCATTAGGCAGTATAATGCTGCTGGAGCACAAGAATTAAAAGAAACAACTGGTAGATTTGCTGGTAAATATAGGTTTGATGGACACCATATAGATCAAATTGCTGAGGGCTGGCCTTTGTATAGAGGTTTACCTAAAGAAGAAATACCTTTAATGAGAGAAATGATTAGATCTTATGGACTAAATCCCGGAAATCACCCTGAGAATGTTCTAATATTACTTAATAAATTACACAAAGAGTATCATGCAATCTACTGGCCTGCTGCTTTAAAAAGGTTAAAAAATAGTAGTACAGGTTGGGATATTGACGAACTACAAAAAATAAAAACTGCTGAAGGTAGACGTAAATGGGTTGAAAACTATGTACGAGAAACTTTAAGATCTAGAGATGAAGTTATACAAAAAGCTAGCAATCTATTAGATTCTTATGCTGCTGTACAAGAAACAACTCTTAATGAACTAACAGAGGCACAAATAAATAGGTTATCAAAAGATGTGGTTGATCCGCTTTTAGCTAAACCTACACCAAAAGGTATTAAACAGGAAATAGATAAAGACTTTCCTTTAGATGAGGATTAAACCGAAAAAAATGGAAAATTCCCTAGTTTTACTACAGCAAGACTTTAAGCTCTTCCTACAGGCATTGTGGGCAGAGCTGGGCTTGCCTAGTCCTACGAGGGCACAGTACGCTATTGCGGACTACCTACAGAACGGCCCGAAGCGTTTGCAAGTGCAGGCGTTTCGTGGTGTAGGTAAGTCGTGGATTACTGGTGCGTTTGTATTATGGACACTATTCAACGACCCAGAAAGAAAGGTCATGATAATCTCTGCATCAAAAGAACGTGCAGATAACATGTCTATCTTTTTACAGAAACTCATCATAGACACACCTTGGTTAAGCCACCTCCAGCCCAAGTCAGACGACAGTAGATGGTCAAGGATAAGCTTTGATGTTAACTGTAGCCCACACCAAGCACCCTCAGTCAAGTCAGTTGGTATCACCGGACAGCTAACTGGTAGTCGTGCAGACCTGATGATCTTGGATGACGTTGAAGTACCCGGTAACTCACTTACGGAGTTTATGCGTGAAAAGCTATTACAACTATGTACTGAAGCGGAGTCGATCCTTACCCCGAAGAACGATAGCCGTATTATGTATCTCGGGACTCCTCAGACTACTTTTACTATTTATCGTAGGCTGGCAGAGCGCAACTATCGTCCCATGGTTTGGCCAGCAAGATACCCAAGAGCAGACAAACTTAACAAGTACGGAGAAGTCCTAGCACAGGATATACTCGAAGACATCGAACAGGGTGTTGAAGAGTGGACTCCTACAGACGATAGATTTACAGATGAAGACCTGATAGAAAGAGAAGCGTCTATGGGTCGTAGCAACTTCATGCTTCAGTTTCAATTAGACACTACCCTATCAGATGCACAAAAATTCCCCCTTAAAATGGCTGATCTCGTTATCACTAGCGTTAATCCTACTACTGCACCCGAAAACATCATATGGTGCAGCGACCCTAGTAAAGTCATTCGAGATGCCCCAACAGTCGGACTTCCCGGTGATTACTTTTACTCTCCGATGCAACTCGTGGGAGAATGGAGCGATTATGATGAAACGATTTGCAGCGTTGACCCAAGCGGTCGTGGAACAGATGAAACAGCTGCCGCCTTCCTCTCTCAGCGAAATGGACTCATCTATCTGCATGAAATGTCTGCCTACAGAGATGGGTACTCGGATAGTACCTTGCTCGACATCCTCTCCAAATGCAAGACATATGGAGTTACAAGCTTGGTTATTGAAACAAACTTCGGGGATGGCATCGTAGGAGAGCTGTTTAAGAAACATTTAATAAACACTAAACAAAACATAGATATCGAAGAGGTACGTGCAAATGTTCGGAAAGAAGACAGAATTATCGACTCACTTGAGCCTGTTCTTAATCAGCATCGTCTTATTGTCGACCGTGGTGTCATTGATTGGGATTATG